ATTTTCTTTTTCAAAAATCTTCATGAGTTCTTCCATATCTTCTCTGTCAGCATAGTGCCTTGCAAACGTCCTCGCCCCAGTTCTTGCTCTCAGATATCTTTTTTTGTCAGGATTATTCTCATTCCATTTTTTGCTTGCACGTCTTTGTGCTTCGCTTGTTTTGTATTTCAAAATTTTCCCCCTTGACTTTTTTATTTATTGAGTTATAATTAAATTGTAATTACAATCTAACCAAATTGGAATGTAAATGTATTTGTAATTATAATTAAGTAATTTTATTTACTTAAACATTAAAATCTAACCAAAATGGAATTTTGGGAGAGCAGGTTTTGTACCTGCTCTTTTTATTTTTCTTCTGGAAATAATTTGTTAATTGTTTCTTCGTCAACATCAATTCTTTCTTCAAATACTAAAGATCTAAAAGAGTGATCTAATAGTTTACAATACCAATTGTAAAAGTCATCTTTTGTTGTTGGATAATAATTTGATAAATTAACATCGTTTATAGCGTAATAAAACATTTTTTCTCTTACTTCTGAATTTAAGTGTTTTGTGTATTTGTTGTTTTCTACAAATAATATGTCATACAAGTGCCATTCTAACAATATTTCTTTGTTTTCTCTTAGCATGTCTTCGAAACATATTTCTCCATTTGCAAATCCTTCTGCTTTTTGTCTGTAATTGCTGATAATTTGTTCTTTTAATTCTCTCATTTTTTATACCTCTTTTATTTTTTATTTGCAATCTCTATCTCTTGATTACAATTATATTATACACTTGTACAAGTACATTGTCAATACTTTTTTAGCTTTTTTTTAATTCTTTTTTTAATAAATTTTTGATAAATTGATTCTTATTTTCTTGACTATATAAAAAATCAATTATCTTTTTGTCCTCTTCTACATTAAATACAACATTAAATCTTTTAAATTTATCTTTATTTGCCTTGTCCCACTTTGCGTTGGCTCTTCGCCTTGCTTCTGATGTTTTATACTCTTTTTTATCCAAATTTTTACCCCCTTGACTTTTTAACCTTTTTAGTATAATTTATAGATAGAAAGCAGGAGCAAGGTTTTAACCTGCTTGTCTATCTATTGCCCACATTTGTGGGCGTTTTTGCTTTTTAGTATTATTTGAGTTCTTTTTTTATTTCGTTTTCAATTTTTGTTTTTATTTCTTTTTCAATGTCCATTTTTTCTATCATATATAAAATTTTATATATTGTTTCGCTTTCTGTTGTCTTTTTTAACAACTCACTAAAATTCAAGTTTTTTAAGTCCTCCATAAATTTTTTACCTCGCTTTTTTATTTTTTGTAATCTTCTTGATTACAATTATATTATACACTTGTACAAGTACATTGTCAACCCTTTTTTAAAAAAATCTTTTAAATATTTTCAAATTATTACAAAAATTACACAAATTCACTCTACACTATCTCATACACTCATTACAAGCTTTTATCACTTTAATCATATAATTACACCTCTACATATCAAAAATCCTTGTATTTTCGCTCTGACAAGGTCGTTTTTGCTTGATATTTCATTTTACACATAAAAAAAAGAGGATAGCATATAAGCTACCCTCATGTGTAATAAAAATAAGTCACAAAATGATTTAATCAATACTATAAATTGTTTTTCTTTTTTTCAACATTCCTACATAAAGCGTATCCGATATCTTTATCATATCAAACAGCTAATTTTCTTAGTACACACCATCACTAAAAGTGATTACTCAACTTTACTCAACTTTACTCAATTTTACTCAACTTTTATTTTTCTTTATAATAATTAGTTGAACTTATTCCTAAAAGTGTTCCTAAAAATAAATCGATAGCCGATAATGTTCCAGCAACTTCTTTCACGTAACCTAATCCCCATATGCCACCAATCGCAACATATAAAGTTGTTAGTGCTGGAAGCCCTATCTGAGCAATCCATTTAAGCACATCATAAGTTTTGTTATCTAATTTCATTTTTATTTCCTCCTTAAAAATTTTGATCTATCTTTCAGAAACTCATCGACCTTATCAGCACTCACTAAATAGTCACAGTATCCAGTAATTCCGTAATCTTTTCCACTAATTTTACCTGTAGAATTTCCGATTCCAATTATCGTGTCCTTTGATTTTTTCATCTTTCCAAAATCCATGTTTAGCTCCGCAGGAACTAATATAGCTTTGTGCTGTTTAGCGATCCTTACAGCTAATTCGTAGTCCTTTGCTTCATAAGTTACTACCGTTTGCTTAATTTGATCCAGTAATTTTTCCTCTTCCATTTTTGATAATCCTTTCACTTCTGCTTTTTGTTTCTTGTAACCATTAATTCCTAACTTTTTCATCAAGCTTGGATAGTCAACAAAACACCAGTTTGTATCGACACCGCCCTCGCCCGTCGATGCTATGCCACGCCATTGACCTTGATTAGTATATTGATGCATTCCGTATTTGCCAGCGTAATTAACACCCTTGCTCCAGTGAGCTATCCAAATATCGTACTTCTTGATACGTTCCCAGTACAAGCGACCGTCAAGAAATGCCTTATTGCTGTAAATACCTACATAATATCCTGCACGTTCAACCTCTGAGCAGAATCTTGCCGTATAATCCGTCAACTGCTTATTTGAATATCTTCGTCCGTTAAGACTAAAATCCTCGATATCAAAGTACACAGGATATTCCAGTTGTTTACCTTTTAAAGCTTTCAAAGTCATATCAATCTCAGCACCAATGTTCAAATAACTTGCAACATACACACCAACACCGATTCCAGCTTTCTTACATTCTCTGTAGTTGTATTCAAAAGTCTTGTCCACATATCCGCCGCCGTAACCACTTCCAAGACGTAATATCGCAAATTGTACGCCACTTTGCTTAGCTTTCTTCCAGTCAGGATAGCCGTTATACTTCGATACATCCACACCTACTAGCTTAGTCATATCTTCTACCTCCTAAAATAATTTGTTTCATTTCGCCAATTATTTTTAACATTTCTTCTTGATTTTTTATGATTTCATCATGTTCTCTTTGCAAATCCAGAGCATTCGTATTATGATGTTCCAATTTCTCCTTTAAATCCAACAGTTGTCTTTTAAGATCCACAGTCTCGTCATAGTGCCTGTTTGTAATCTCAGTATTTCTATCAATCGACTTGTTAAAATTCATCCACGCATTCAAAAAAAGAGGTGCGTATTTAAAAACAAATACACACACTCCTACTGCAAAGGCAAGGGTAAATCCTGTGTCTAGTAGTTTTAGAAATAGCTCCATCTACTCCTCCTCAGTTGCTAATTCTTCAAGTCCTAACTCAACAAGTATCTTTTTAACTCTTTCTTTCAAGCAGTTTGGAACACTCTTATATGTTCTTCTACCTCTCATAATCAAATATGCATACATATCAGCCATCTAATTCACCTCCTTTTTCTTTATTGACTCTTGAATTGATTTCACAGTCTCTTCAAGCTCCATCATCTTGTCAAAAATTTCTGTCATCGCTTCTGCTTCCTTTAGTTTCTTTTCTTCTGCTTCAATTTCATCGTTTGTTTTCTTTTTCTTAATTTCAGCCACGACATCCGACAGTTTTTCATCTAGCTTATCCACATTGCCAGTTATCATAGCTCCGTCTTCTCTCAAATACTCAAATCTTGTATTATTTTCGTTTATATAAATACTTATCATTAAATTGACCCCCTTATATGATATGCGATTTTAAAAGCCGATGTTGCAGATCTGTTGTAATAGTTATGAACTCTAACCTTAAAGTATGAGCTACCATAGTCGACAACGTGTAACACCATTCCAAGACCACTACACCTAATTATCGTAGCCACTATATAAGTTATATCCGATATAGATGGAGAAAAATTAACGGTATAAAAATTAGAATACCCTCCATTTCCTAGTGAATTAGGATAAGTAATTTCTCCCAAATCAGCAATTCCATAAATATCTCTAGTACTATCCGTATCAAGTCTTTTAGCTGTATTATACGTTGCAAAAGGATTCAAATTTACAGATTTGTTTTTCACTTTTAACGTGTTTCCTATATTCAGAGTGCTTATATCAGCATTCCTTGCTTTTAAAGTCAAATCAGCCTCAATACTTCGCGCAAAAATATCTCCCTTTACTTCTAAGTTATTATCTCCTGCAAGTTTATCTGGAAACGTACCTATTCCAACACAATTGTTCTTAGGATTAATTGAAATCCCAACAGCTTGAGTTGGCACTGTAACTAAAGCCGTATAACTTCTGAACTTATCCTTTGCAGTTACTCTAACCTCATACGATGCAAACTCCTTATAACCACTTCCCAAATTCACTGATTGAGTAGTAGATGCAATATTAATGTTTGCGCTGTATTTCGTTGAGAAGCTCCCACTTGGCAGTTCTCTAACATCAACTGTTACGTTACAAGTATTATTATCAGTACTACCAGAAGACACAGTGTGTTGCACCTTCACAGAAGCGTTTAATCCCTCGCCTTGCCTTGTAACACTACATTCAGCAGTTGGTGGATTGTACTCTTTAACTCTTATGTTTTTACCATAAGATGCCCTTTGATTTCTGCTATCCACAACCTCAAAAGTGATATTTCTTTCTCCAGCTCTTGTTACACTACCAATATCTATAGTTGAGCTGTTTGAGTATGTCGTGTATCCATCTAAAGTCGCCAAATACTTTTCTATACTTGCACCATTATACGCCTCAGCAGATACATAAGCACTTACATCACTTATATTTGTATAGAAGTAGTCACTTCCGAACACACTCTTAACCTGTGAATTATTTTCACTAACTGACACATAGCTTATGCTAGGCTTTTTTATCTCAAAAATCCTAAGAGTAATCGTCTTTGAAGCAGTCGTGCCATCATCAGCACTAGCAGTAAAAGTCACATATCCACTAGAATCATTACCGAATACATCAGAGAATGTACTTGCACTAAACGTGAAATGCGTACTACTTGTAAGACTACCCACATATCCCGAAAGGATATCCGTCTCCCATCTAATATCCCCACTTCTTCCATCAATATTCGTCACATTAATAGTTACTTCGTCTCCAATATTAGCAGTAGACACCACATTCGCCACAGAATTGACTATATTCATAGTCATAGGCTTTTTTCTTGCAATCGTCGGCAAAGTCATAGTAGCACTTAAAGAACAAGTGCCTCTGTGTGTTCCAACACTTGCTCTAATTGGAAACGACATTGTCCCATCTGAGTTATGTTTAATCGTAAAAGTACCACTACACAATGTAGAACTTCCACCTTTGTCAAAACTATACGTTGTCGTCGTGTTTACAATTGTCTGATTATTGCAAATTAAAGAAGTGGCTCTCTTTGTTTGAGAATAGCCACTTCCTCCGCCTCTACTTTCAAGATATAATCTGTATTTAATTCTTGATGTGTTATCAGCCTCTGATTGACTAATAACATTCATATCCAATTTAAAATACGCATACAAGTTTGATGGCGCTGTACCAGTATATGTTGCCATTTATTCCTCCTAGATTGGTTTAATAATCGTGTATTTGTTAGTGCCATTGTCGTACTTTGTAACCATGTGATATCCAAACTCCAGTACACCGTCAACCTTTAAATTTGGTACTTGAACCTGTGAATTGGCAAATCTTGCCACAGTCTTAGTACCATCTATAATTTCTAGTGCATTGTTTTTCAGAATCATCTTCACCGCTTCGTCTTTTTTACCAATGAGAATACCTTCTTCTCCAAAGTCAAAATACGTTGTTATTGCGTCTATTGTGAACTTACCCGCTCCGACATTCTCCTCTATAATTTTGATCCTATCTTTAAGTGATAAGTTCTCATTTTCCAACGCTTTTTTCACAGTATCTGCGTATGCCTTAGCCTTTTCTATCTCAGCAAAACTCTTAGTCACGCTATCTTTGTCTGCTTTCTGACTAATCAACACCTCAACGGCTTGTTGCCTTGACTCGATGTCCGTTACAGTTTGCGAATCAGCTTTCTTTTCAAGCTCATCTTCAAAATCACTAGGATTTTTACTCCATGAAGTTGCAACATCACCCTCTTCAAGCTGTGGACGTGATACAGTCATATCAACAAATTGAGCTTTGTTTGCACTTCTTAATTGAAATTGAATTCGGTTTTTCCAATAGCCATCCATACTGTCTCTTTTGCCTGTGACGACAAATCTCTTGCATTCATTTGCGTTTAGTTTATATGCAAAGTTCCAGTTAAATCCATTTACTCTAAGTTGTGCTGTTACATCACGATTATTTTTCACATATACTGAAAAAGTATAAGTTTTACCCACAACTAAGTCGTCTACGTCAAAATTGACATACGTTTTGATAAAATCCGTTGCATTTGCGGCATCTGATTTTACACGATAGCCTTGAATATTAAATTCTTCCATGTATTCATCTGTAATTAAATGATTTCCGCCATCATATTTAGTCCAACCAGTGATTTTATCTGAATTTCGAATTAAGTTTCTACCACCGATTTCGCCAGTAAATGTTCCGTCTTTTCCGTCAATACCGTCTTTACCGTTGATTTCAGATATATGTGGAGACCATACAGGATTGGAGTTTATTCCTTTTTCTAGCTTTATCTTGTCAATTCTAGAAGTCGATTTGCCACCACTAGGATAAGCATATACCAATAACTTTGAATTATCGCCCTTGTGTACAACACCGTTGTATTCACGTGTATCTTTCCATTTAAAACTTACACTATACACACCTTGACTGATTTCTGTAGCACCTTCTAGTCTTACATAAGACTCGCTATTATAAAAATCAAATCGTGTTCTATCTTCTCCGAGTTTTCCCCAAATAGTTAGTGTGTAATCTTCTCCAACTACAAAATCTCCAGATAAGTCATAATTATTTATATTGTACTTGTCATTTTCTACACCTACATTCGATTTTAAAAGCATATTCCATGTGAAGTTACTTCCGTTAGCGCCATCAGCTCCGTCTTTTCCTTTATTTCCTTTTACAAGCATCCAAGTATACTTTTTAGGATCTGTTGAGTCTGCCTTAACATAGTCAGTATAAGTTCCGATGTACTCTTTTTCACCTGCTTGATTTGTGCTAAAATCCTTAGTCCCGTCAGCGCTGTTTGACCACGCTGTATGAAAATAAGGTGTTTTACCGTCAGCACCAGCCTTCCCAGGAATTCCATCAGAGCCGTCTTTACCATTTTTTCCATCTTCTCCAACATATTTCGACCACTCATATCTTTTAGGATCTGTTGAGTCTGTTTTTTCAAAATCTGTATAAAATCCGATGTACTTTTTACCAGAAGTAGCAGTCCTTGTGAATCCAACCGTCCCGTCTGCGCTATCAGCATAAGCAAAGTGCATATACGAAGTCCTTCCGTCTTTGCCGTCTTCACCTGGCATACCATTTTCACCATCAGCACCAGGAGGACCAGGGGTTAATTCCAGTAATTCCAGGTCTCTTTTTGTGATAGTATCTTCCCACCTATCACCTTTCCACAGTCTCTTGAAGTGATTACCTTTACCGTCGTCCCACTGCCACACATCACCCCAACTCAAACTAGCTCTATCAGGCTCTTTTTCTTGCTTATATATTCCAATAGTCAAGTCCTTTATGGTTATAAAACTTGTAGCTACAGCAACATCATTCAACATAGCAGAGCATGTAAATGTAGCTTGTAAATCAACATCAGTGTTATTTATTCCAAGTATATTACCAACTGAGCCTTCTTTTGATTTGTTCCAGTCCTCATCACTTGTAGTGATTTTGTCCTGGTATTCTGATACTCTTTCCCATACAAACTTATCAATAGTAGCAGTTTGATCCACACCTGCTTTAGTAACTATAGCAGTAATTTCTGTTGACAACACACCATCTTTGAACACATTACCTTGACTTGATGATAACTGCATTTCATACGGAACATTCTGCCAATTAAATCTGCTGCTATATACAGATTTTTCAAGACTTAAAAGTCTTTCAGAAATCCCTGCTTTTTGTTCTTCAAAGTTTGCAAATATAGCAGAGTTGCTAAGCTCATCACACAAGCTCCTTGTGATATCCACAAGTCTAGCCGATAAATAAAGCGCTGGTTTGAATCCATGGTCTATTATTCTGATATAGTCCCCAATTTCAAGCTCACTTGGAAGCTGTCTTAAAGAAACCTCATAGCTAATCTTAGCCTCATTGTTGTTTTTTAAGAACCTTAATCCCTCATCAAACAACGTCTTTTGGCTAGTAGCCTCGCTGTCGTACATCCTTATGAAATATTTTTGTCCACTCTTGTTAAACCTTGTCCACTTCTTAGCTGCTTCTCTATCGCAAATCAGCCCATCATCAGTAACGTAGAATCTTCCATCATCATACTTATATCCCACCAAGTCAGTGTTAACTTCGCGTTCTTTGTAGGTTACTTGCTCAGTACTTGAAGCCGTCGCCCCCGCACTCGTAAACCTTTCAGAACTCTTCATAATATTCGCAATCTTATCTCCCCACGCCTTATCACTTGCGTAGTTGTGACCATTTCTATCGTGGTTCATTGCATACAACGTCTTTTGTCCACGGTTATAATAGTGTTCTTTTATCCACACAGCACCATTGATAATACCTGCTTGTAAACTTCTATTACTGCTTTTCTTAGCGTTATCAGGATTACTATCATACGCATTAATACCGAAGTAATTGTGATATGTTCTTCCAATCCTACTACTACCCCATGCACTTTCTAATGCTGCATGAGCTAATATATACCTTGCATCTAATCCTGATTGTTTTTGAGCCTCAATAAACACTTGACCTTGCCCATTAAATGGTGAATTCGGTGCTTTTGCTCTTATCCAGTTATTGATTTGAGTTGCAGTTATTCCTTGCAATCTCTTGCCCAAATCGTGTTTTGTAACATCAGAATTAGTCCAGTAAGTCTTTTTAGTTGCATCAACTATAGTTCCACCTTTGTTCTCATTCCAACGATAGAACCTAACATTTGGACCAGTCCATCCTCGAAGCTTAGTCGTTACAATCCCATTGATTGATCCGTACAATGTGCAGTGTATTATCGTGTTTTTATCTAATATTACACCCGTGTGACCCTTGCCGTTATATCTTGATACGAATATATCTCCATATTCAATTTCTGATTGTTTGATTTGATGAAAGTACGTTCCAGCATTTCCCCAATCCCATAGAGTTTCTGTAGTCGGAAGACCCACAGACTTTGGAAAAAGTCCTGCAAATTTTGCAGCACTACTCACAGAAGAACTACAGTCATAATAGTTAGGACCTTCACGTCTTGCTTGTGAATATCTTACTTTTCCTTCACGCGATTTCATCCATTTTACAAATAACTCAATCTTGCTATTTGGTACAGGTTTCTTTTTATGTTCTTCAATTTCAACTTGTTTTACTTCTCTGATTTGCTCTTTGTGAGGTTTACCCACAGGTCTTACAGCAGTACACAAGTCAGCAATCGACACAGTACGCTTAACATCGCTAACATCACGACCAAACTCAAGCCTGTATCCAGTCTCTTTTCCACGTTTCTTATAAAAATTAATGACCTTTTTATCAATTGCGTTACCATTTAATTTAACATCATAGCTAATCTCACAACCGAAACGACCTGCAATCATAGCAAGTCTTTTAGTCTTAGTAGTTGTATCATCGAATTTAAAAGCCAAGTTTTTATCCTTAGCCTCATTAATTCCTACAACCCAGTCTGATTTTTCACCAAGAGTATTGTTGACCCATTCAACAAGTGTTCCCTTGAAATCCTGCTCTGCAATATCTTCGTTTAGCAAATCAAGCCCACAATCCTCTGCGACTATTTCTTTTGAATACCTTGTTTCCACAACCTCAGTAATCTCTAAAAGTACTGGCTTTTTCTTGTATCCTACAGCAACAATCAAACAACCTGCTTCGATTAATTCAACATCTTTTTCAACGACCTTGTCGATACTGCAAGTAAGCATACAAGTTCCAGTTTCCAAGTTTTCGTTGAACTTATCATCTTGAAAATGCACACCATCCGGATAATCATTACTAACTATTGTCAGTGTTTGTAAATTTCTATTTGTGATAATTAACATTTGTATACCTCTCTGTAACTAACATCACAATCAACGAACGATCCAAATTCTCCCTCTGTAGTTATCGCTATTTCCTCTGTCCCTGGATAAATTGGAGTCGGTTTTGAGCCAAATGCAATTGGCATCAAGCATCTGTGTCCATTGTGATAACAAAATCCAGTGTTCATGTCGATTCTTACAGTATCTCCATCATTGAAATTAAATCTTGGAATGGCTACATTAATCATAGAAAACTCTTCCTTGCTTTTATTCTCAACATAAATATCTGCATCGTAACCAGTAATTGTCATGTGCATTGGATTACAAGCTTGGATAAAGTCATAGTTGTTCTTCTTAGTACATAACACATAAACATCACTAGCCACTACATCATCAATCTCAGCATTCATTAGCCTATAAGTGTAGCTTTTACCATTCAACTGATTATACATGTAGTATGTAACCATAGCACCTCTTTTAGTAATAGTCACAGCACCTGTCCAGTCGGCTTTATTGTATCCAGTGTGAAGTTTACCATCACTACCACACAAGCACACCATTGCCATTCTTCCATCGCCGTTTATGGTTTCAATCCTCATACCACCAATCATGTTTTGATCCTTATCAGTAATACCAAAAGTCAGAAAACCAAATTGTCCAGGATTTGCTTTGTAATTGAATTTGAAAGTCATCTCCCAATCAGTCGCATTGTTAGTCACTTTTCTGTGCAAAGGCAACGTTGAAAAAGTCTGTAGACTTGAAGAATCCCATACAGGATAGACACCAGTCACAGTGCTTTGACTTTGCCCTTGAATGTCCTCTTCAAGCAACCAGCCAAGATATCCTTGTTTGTCAAGTAGCCTATATGCCTTTCTTGACTTTGACTTGTTCACAGCCTTTGTCTTATCAAATTTAAAAGACTTACCTTTTACCCAATTAGCAATCCTCACACCATTGTCCCAATACCTTGCGTTCTTTGACACAGTAACAGTCCCGTTAGGAGTCTTTGGGCTAGATGTAGTAGTATTAGACACCTTCCCATAAAAATCACTATCAGCTATAAGTTTAGATGCATCCACAATGTCCCAGCCATCGCTTGTTTTCATAACCCTATCAAGAATAGTTAAAGTCCCCTTGCCACTCTTGAATAAGCTACTAGCTCGTTCCTTGTGAATCTTCATCCTTTTAATCGGTGCAAACTCCTTGCTATCTCCGAATTGGAAACTGCCGTGCTTACTTGTCACACCAATCATTGTAACCTTGCCATGACAAGTAAAATCAAAAATAGGATACGTCTTATCCGTACCCTTGTTTTCACACATAATACTTTTAGCATTAGCTTGTGACAGTTCAACAGGCTCTCTCTTATACCCACAAGCAGATGGAATGATAAAAGTTAACTCGCCTTTTGTGTAATTATATCCCTCTTCAATTTCTGTAGTTCCGTCTAATTTAGCATAGTAAATAACATCTGGATTATCATAAAAGAACAATTCTGATAACTCCTCTGTAACCAAAAGATTGGCAAATAAATTTCTAATCGCGTTTTTGTTTTGTTTTACAGTATTGTATTTAATCTTGAAATACAACGGATCTCTTCTTGTGCTTATCAAATCAGCACCGTTAAATTTTATATAATCATTCAACCTATTGCTAATATTTGAAGCAATAGGTCTGTTGATTTCTTCTACAGTTAGTAAATCCCTAAAATCAGTACCATTGAAGAAAAATCCGAACTTTTTTTCTTTGTCAACTGTAACAAATTTTAAAATATCATTCATTAATACAACTCTCCTCTTCTTCTTTCTCTGATTTTTTGATTTCTCTTTAAGAATTCATCTGTAAACTTATAAGTTCCTCTTGCAACTTCTCTAGAATCCATCTCACTAGTTACAGTTAAATTCAAATCTCCTAACTCTCTTACAACAAGTGATTGAACACCGTTTGTGCTAATAGCTTTGCCAGTATTTTCGACATTAGAATCTTGATTAAACACTCCCGTTCCACCTAATACTACCCTTTTCATTTCAGAAGTATTAGATATGTTATTTCTCATATTTAATCCAAATCCTTTTTCAGCATATTCTTTAAAATCCTGAATAATATTTCTAGCGTTATCAATTGTCCTTACGAATCCGCTATCATCAAGATCAAACTCAAATCCAAGATTATTATCAGAACCTATAATGCTTGATATTGTGTTTCCCATAGAATTAACATTTGATTTCACATCATCAAACCCACTATTTAACCCACTATTCAAGCCAAGCATTATAGCATTACCAGCAGGAATCAAAAGCTTTCTATCTACCTGTATCGGTCCTTTATGCTCTCTTATCCAGTTACCAATACCACCGATAAAGTCCTGAACCTTTTTATACGCTGCTTTCAAGCCATTTAAAAAACCGTTCATAATCTTTTTACCAATATCTATCAAGCTAATACTTTTCAACGAATTAAAGATATCCTTGACCTTATTGATTATATTTTTAACACCTGTCCTTAATCCGTTAAACACAGATATAGCTCCATTTACTAAACCAGTAGCTATATTTATTACCGAAGTTTTTATTGCATTCCACACACTTGAAAATACATTTTTTATTCCAGTTATAATATTTGATAATGTAGTTTTAAGTAACTCAAATCCTGCAATAACACCATCTTTGATTGTAGTGACAACTGTTGTAATAACAGTCTTAATACCTTCCCACAATAATCCAGCAGTCTCTTTGATTTTATCCCAAATAAGTTGTAAATCTGATTGTAATTGTGTGAAATTCCCCGTTACCAAGTCTATAACTAGTAAAATTGGAGTCATGATAACAAGCTTAATACCTTCCCATAACCCCTTAGCAATAGATACTATTCCATTCCATATTCCTGTTAAATAACCTGAAACTCTATCCCACACACTAGTAACAGTTGACGTTATACCATCCCAAATTCCACTGAAGAAATCCTTTATACCTGTCCAGATTTCTACCGTAGTTTCTTTGATACTATTCCATGCATTAACGAAAAAGTCTTTAATTGAACTAGCAACATTATTTACAAAATCTCTAAATCCCTCGAAATGCTTATAACAATAAATTAATATGCCTACCACAGCCACAATTCCAGCTATAATCAAAATTATAGGATTAGCCATTAACGTAGCCCATAAACCTTGGAAAGCACCGCCAATAGCACTTATTCCACCTTTTATGCCACTAGCAACACCTGATAAACTAGCTCCAAGATTACTAAAAGCACCTGGTACGCCCTTTATAATTTCAACACCTTGACCTAATCCATTAATAGCACCCGTAATCTTGTTTACACCATCAGTAACACATTGTGCAATTGACACAATACCTTTGAAAGCCAAAAGAGGAGCAAGAACAGCCAAAATAACTGGAGCTAAAGGTCTAAGTCTTTCATACCATTTTTGAAATTCTAACGCTACAACTTTAACCTTATCTAAAATCTCAGGCATTTTTTGAACCATATATCCGAAAGCTTCGCTAACTTTTTGTTTAACTTTATCCACGTTACTAGCAATATCGCCAAACCCGTTAGCCTTACCCCAATCGTTTATCGATTGAATAACATTAGCTACCCCCGTCTTTATAGCAGTTTGTAAATTAGCAAAAGAAGTTTGCATACCTTTAGTTGCATCTAACGCAGTATTATGCCAACCTTTAGCTCCTTTGTTTAACTCTATAAACTTATTTGTAACATCGTCCATAGTGATTTTACCTTTTTTAAGTGCATCATAAAAATCATTAGTTGCACTCTTACCAGTAAACCCAAACGCTTCAGCAGTTCTTTTTAATGCATAAGGCATAGTTTCTTGAAGTGTTCTCCACGACATCATATCCACTTTTCCAGACGACAGCATTTGTAAATACTGCTCAAGACCACGGCTGGCAGTTTCTCCACTTGATCCACTAGCTAAAAAAGCGTCATTAAGTGCTAGTGTTGCTTGAGTTGCTTTTGGAACATCACCCATAATCGTAATCATACGTTGTGTATTACCGGCTATACCATCTAGTGTAGTTGGAAGTCCTTTAATTCCGTCAGATAAAGTTTTTATTGAAGCTTTAGCCTCTTCACTTTTATATCCCATTTGTTGTAAAACTTTAGGAAATTGATTAAGAGTATCCACTCTTGATACAGCTCCGTCAACAGCTCCACTTACAGCACCCATAGCCATAGAAAAACCCTTTACAGCTAATTGTGCAATACCAAATGATTTAGCCATTTGTCCGATTCCAGGAACCGCTCCTGAACTAGCTTCGTTGATTTTATTTTTCGTATCCTCTAAAGCACCACTAACCTTTTTAAATGCTTTTTCCATATCACTAGCATCACCATTAATCTCAACGCTTAAAGTATAATCAGCCACTTAATCTCACCTCCTCAATCCATTAGCTTCGTAAATTTTATCAACCCAAGATTTACCCTCTTTTTCTTCAGTCTCAAAGATTATTTCAGCATCATTTCTTGCCTTTTCCTTATCCAGAGGCTTTTGAACTTTCTTCCATAATTTTTGAAACCTAGCGTTTTTCTTTCTAAGTGCATTACTAACCGCATTCAACACTGCATTTCTAAGTTGTGTTGTTTCTTGCACAGTTTTTGTCTCGTACGCTTTTCGAATAAATGCAACGTCTCTTGGCGTTAATTGTTCGTAATCTTCTCTTGAATACCCAAAATTTACAACATAAAAAGCGAAATCAATATCATCAGCATATTCAGTAGTTAACCTCACATACTCCTCATCGATTTCGCTATTATCTGTTTCAAAATATTCTAATTCAATTAAACGCCTTGGAAGAAAAAAGGACAGTCAATCTTTATTTCATTCACAACCAACATGTTAACAAAAATCAATCCCTTTTCATTAATCAATTTATCAAACAGATCTGATGCCTGCTCAATAGCAATCTTACCTGCATCTATTTGATATAAAGAATGAGAAAAAAGAACTCTCAAAGTCGTTAACGGTAGCATAGCATTATACTTTGACAATTCTCCCATCAAAGAACTTCCAATAGCTCTTTCAATGTTTTCTAACGCTTTTAAATTGAACTTTAACTCATACTTCTTTTCGTTTAAGTTTATTATCGCTTTATCACTCATCTTATACACCTACTTTATCCCCAGGCATTGCATTAGCACTCTTATCACCACTAGTTAAATCAACTAACGCCCCATTACCTTCAAGTGAAATAGAATACGTCATAGCGTCATCAAATGGAGCTTCTATAGAATAATCCGTTACCGCCGCAAGACCTCCGAACATTCCTTTTTTCTCTTTAACATTCACAACCTTTATACAAACAAGGTCTGAATCCTCAAACGCCTTGGATAAAGCTTTATGTGCTTCATCACTAGGTACAAATAAGCCGTCATTATCAATAGACCACTCTTTCATACCTGCAATCTTTGATTTCCATCCACCAACAGTATCCTTACTAGATACCTCAATAGAATCACTCGTTCTATTAATCTTTAAACCTTGTTGACCACTTATTCCCAATAGTTTTTGACCATCAGCACTAAATATAGCCAACAAAATATCTTTTCCAGCTACAGCTTTTGAAGCAGAGCTAGTAAAATCACAATATAAGTTATTTTCAAACGCTTTTGTTAAATCTCCCATAATAATCTCCTTTTTTAAATTTTGACCTTAAATCCATAACAAAGCTTAATCTCAAACTCTAAAATAGCATGCCATGAACCTGTTTCTTCTTGTTCCAACGATTGTAATCCGATTTCGTCTTGCCTAATAACAGAAATATTGTTATCTTCAAACCTCAATTCTTCTGTAAAAGCCTCTTCAATCTCTGTAATAAGCTTGTACATTTCGACTTTGCTATTAGATTTTTCAGCAACGATATGAACTAATATATTGAATACTTCACCCCACATTGATTTCGTGTTCTCTGCCCTCTTATCGTACAATTCCACATAAGCAAACGGAGGCTTTTCATCCACTGGAACATAGTCATAAGCCCTTAATAGAGTATTCTTTTCAATTAAATCCTGAACTATCTTAATAAAGTCTACAATACCAATTTTTTTAATCATTTTTTTAGTTCCTTTATCAAATCATTCATATATATCCTTCCCTGTTTACTAACATTTCGTTTAAGATATCTTTGCCCGTCAACGTGTCCATTTTTACCAACATCATGTCCATATTCTACATGTGGTGCGTACTCTTCGGTATAATAAAAAATACCTTTAAACCTTGCACTTGGAATAGCTTCTCTTAACCTACGGCTTTTAATCAAATCTCCGCTATCTCTCGGAGTTCCAGGAGGTCTTTTTGCTCTGTTAAATATTTCCACTAAATTTTTATTAGCAACGCCGTAAAATCTAGCTCTGCTCTTTTTTAACAAAGCTTGTTCAAGCCTCTTATCGCCTTTTAAAGTGTATTTCATTTACCTACCCTCTCAATAATAAAAAATATCCATCTTCCAATATCTTTTACTTCAATTACCTTGTAAATTTCATCTTCAATCTTCACCTTTTCTAGCTTCTTGGCAAAGCTAATATCAAAGCCATTGCAAAACATTTTTCTCGAATTCTTGGTAACATCACGTCCGAAAATCTCAATATCATCTCTAGTCCAGTTAGTAATTCTACAAGGATAATAGTTTTCACTTACCTTATCCTCATACATCTTATTTTTTAATTCGTCTTGCCCATTTTGAATTTTGGAAATAGGGTACAGCCTTAAATACATCATAAAAAGCGAATCATCCTTTTACCCTTACTATCATCTTTAGAGTTCATATAAATATATGATCTAAATTCATCATCATATTCACTCAATACATCGCTGACAAATGAGGTAGAGATAGTATCTACACTCTCAGAATTAATACCTTCGTAGTTAATCCTTCTAACCATTTTCACAGTTGCATCGACCGCTATTGAATACAATAAACCACTTAATACACTATCGCCAACACGCAAACAAATACGGTCAGCGATAGTAGTGATTAATTCTTTCAAATTGTCATCAGTAGCAACAACATTGTAAGGCTTAATCCTTGTTTGCACTCTCTCTAACAACTCTTTTAAATTGTCTTCTGTTATTGCTCCCATATGCTATCTACGCTCCTACAGTTGCTGGAGCAGGTTCTGTAATCTTAACCTTTACGATACCGTCCAATCTTTCAACATACATTAACATTCCACTCATTAATAATGTTTGAGTAGTAGCAGACGTATGATCCAAGAAATGAGTCATACCTATATACCCCAATCCAACACCGTTTAGCCCGAACTCTCTAGCCATTTCTGAATTAGTAGCGTTAATATATGCCAATACAATATTTTCAGGAACAGTAGCCCAAATTTCGCCTTCTGCAATATCAGTAGTAGAAATAATAGTTGTGTCCGTAAATGCGTTGATAAAAGTCATACCAAATGCTGTTTGAGTAGTAATATTAGCATTGCCCAAGTATTTTGCAATGTCCAATGGATTCGCGAATATAATGCATCTTTGAGAACCAAAATCTTCAAACAACGCTTGTAACTTACCCCAAGCACTAGCAACTGCACCTTGAAGTCCGTTTCCTAACGCTTTTTGAGTAGTAGAGCCAGTTTTTAAAAGAGTAACAAAGTCCTTTCTAATTTCTTTTTGTAGCTTTTGTACCAATGCATCATCAGTATTTGTCACCGCTTCATTAGATCCATACATTTGAACAGCTTCCGCAGTAGTTGCCTTTCTGTATTTCTTTAGTGTAATCTCTTTTGTAGTCTTTTCTTTTCTAGTAACCTTAGACAATGGAATAGTCTCTCCTTCAGCTACATTTCCATCCGCCAAAGTAACATCGTATTTATCATAAATTCTAATAGTAGAACCATTTGTCAATGATATTCTTCTAGTAACCCCTAGTAACTCTAGCATTTTGCTTACATTTTCTTGAAATGTATTAGTAACATCAACCGTAATAGGGTATTTTAAATCTTGTTTTTTAATTAAATTTGCATCTGCCATTTTTAAATTCTCCTTTTCACATAAATAATTCTTCGTTTTCTTCAATCAAACGTTGACGTTCTTGCCTGTCCTTAACCGATAAAATATCTTCTCTCGTTAAACCAGCTACAGACTTTTGCTTAGGAGTCTTTCCTTTTAGCTTTTCATTCACAGCCGCTTCCACAGCCTTTTTAAAAGCCTTTGAGAAGCTATCCACACAAACCTTAGTAGCTTCTGCACTATCTGCAATAAGCGTAGCCACAACCTCATCAGGCAAATTTATACCTGCCTCTTTCAGCATAGAGTTAGCTTCCTTTATCATGTCGTTTTTAGCCTCTTTATTTTTGTATTCTTCTAACTCTTTTTGAAGTTGTTCCACCATATATTGGTTTTTTTGCTCCGCATTCATCTTAGCTAGTTTCTTAGCTTCTTCTTGTGCTTTTTCGTTCTTGGCTTTCTCCTTAGCCACCCTGTCTTGAACGATTTTATTAACTTCATCTTGCGTAAACATCTTTTCAGTTTCTTTGTTAGAATCAACATTCGCTTGATCCACTTCTGTTTCTGCCTCATCGTCTGCAAATAGTTGCAAATTCAAAGGTATTTTTCTTATGTCTTCCATTTTTTCTCCTTTTTTACATGTTAGTTCATGAATTTATATATGTTCTAGCTTTAACCTCAGCTAGTTGAGTGCATTAAAAAATAGACAGTTTAATGACTTATCTAGGTCTAGTCTTAAAGAATGTGATATTCCTTGTCTGACTTTATATAAATACCAGTTTAATCAAACTTGATATTGTATCTACATTTTTTAATAAAAAATTTTTAATTTCTTGCATTTTACTATTTTCAGTCAGAAATTGCATACCCTTAAAAGTAATCTTCATATCAGTTAAATCATTGCATATGATAGATTCAATACCCCAAGCATGCACAAAAATTAACCCCTCAATAAAGTTTTCTTTCTGCATCATCTCAAGCAAATCACTAAGATAATTCTCATCTATGTTACCAACAGCCGTTTTGAACTCATTGATATCAAATACCGTCTTTCTTTTTAAAACTGCATACAAGTATGTCAGAATTTTGAAAACAATAACATTATAATCATCCTTTGCCAAAACACATCCACCTCCTAAAATTTTGTACTAAAAAAAGCACCTCTAACATCTTACAGTTTTAGTAGTTAGTGTGCTTTATTTTCTCTTATTCTTTCTTTTTTGTTTTTTCTTCTTTTCTTCTATATCTTCTTCTTTTATGTCTAGTTTTTTTACAATAGTATCAAGCATATCCATTGCTTCTTTATGGTTCTTTTCTGAATATTGCATATCATCCTCCGCTAGTAAAGCTTAATTCCTGTTTTTACTTCTTTTTTTAAGAAGTGTTCTACGATTAAATTATACCTTTTTTGTGTATCTTTGGCAAATTTATCTTTGTATTTTTGTTCCGAACGCTTAAATTCGATAACTGATTTTTTTAAATCGAAATCCCCTGTTTTCTCTAAAATATTTATGCTTCCATCGTGTTTTATTATGCTGATAAATTTTATATTTTCAGAACTTAAAAAATACAAAATATCTTTATCTGAGAAAAACTCATTATTCGGATGATTGTGAAGTATAAATTTCTTGCTTTCTACTCCCAAATCCAAAGTGTTTTTATCACCATATACTTTTTTGATATCATCATCAAAATCATCAAACATATATGCAACTTCCATAGACTTGTTTTTGTCTCTCGCTTCTCTTAACAAGTTTTTATGATATTCATTTAATTTTTTATTTTCAGATTCCGTTAAGCTTGAAATATACGGTGTTTTTAATTTATCTATGGTTTTATCATTTATTGGATAAATATTATCATTAGTTCCGCTACTCGCTCTATTTCCTTTATCAAAATAATCACCGTACAGTTTTTCATACCTATCCACATAATCATCTGGTATAACCACGCTAAAACTACTACGGCAGTTAACATGCATTGGCGGAAAGTTTATCCCGACCTCACGATCCTTGAGCTTAAATATCTCCCCATCCAAATCCTTGCATACATCACTTGTTTTTCTATCTATAACTGCTACATACTCATACTCATCATATAGTTTAGAATCATCAAATGTCTTCATCATAGCTTCATTATTGATTCTTGTACCTTCAGTTCGTACAATTCTCTTAATATCCGCTCTTGAACGATTAACAAACCTCTCAGACATTTGTTTTACAACTCTATTGAAACTGTCGCCTCTTATAATAGACGTCTTAAAATCATTAGTTAAGTAACTAATAAGCTTACTTTTATTTTCCCAGATTCTATCACTGTAATCTTTTTGTTGAGTCCATTTCTTATTAATTAATAGCTCAGCACTCTCTTTATCAAAACTTAGCATAGTTCTTCCAAAACCCATACTGTCCGCCATCTCATAATAAGTATCTCCGTATAAATCCACCAAATAATCATGTAATCTATCAACTTCTTTAGCGCCAATTTCTAATTGTTGCAACTTTATAGACTCATTAAGTCCTTCTAGCCTTGTCAACTTATAAATTGACTTTCTGACATCAGTTAAATGTTTGTATTGCGGGTATTTCTCAATAAAATCATCAAATCTTTCGTATAATAATTTTCTGTCGGCACTGCTTAATCTAGTTAAAAGTGATCTGTATTCGATAACATTATCCTTACCATACCTGGCAAAATATTCGGCAATTTCTTTGCCAAGCTTATGAGACTCTTCCCTGTAAAATTGAGTAAGTTTTTCTATTAACTTAGCCTCATCTTTTTCTAAATTATCCCATAACTCTTTTTGTCTTTTACTTGAATACTCATTATACTGGTTTAGGTTCTTCATCTACTACCCTCTTAAAACCATCAAAACCTTCAATGTCTTTTCTTTTATTTTCAATCTCATCTTTTGCATTATCCACAATACTTAAAACATTGACTTGTGTTTCTTCCGATACAATACCACTTAAATTACGTGCTATTTCTGTTTCCTCTAATAAATTAGATGGGACATTTCTAGTAAATTTATACCTAATCTTAACCCAATCATCATCACTCAAAGGACTACCAGGATAATTGGAAATTATCTTATATCTCCTGTTAAGACCAGCCGTAAATTTACGCTCTTTAGTCCTTGCCAAGTTATCCATAGCTTGAAGTTTGTATTTTAAAGACACTCCTGTAGATTGTGCGAAATTCTCATCAGAAATATTAGCCACCATTGAAATTTGAAAAATCAAACGTTCAAGTCTATCCAATAGGTTTTCTTGGGTAGTATCGCTGTTAGGTTTTGCTAAGAAATCAACAACCACCTTCTCAGAATTTTCTCCACTAACATTAATAATTCTATAGTCTCTTAGATTCTTGATAACATCTTCATCTAACTTTTCACCTAATATTTTCATATACGCATCAGCATAATAGTCCACGTCATTAGCTTTTTCACTAATCGATTTATTAAAAGCGTTAATAAGACTCTCAACACTCTCAAAAATCCCCTTACGCTCTGCATTCTCAACATATTCAACCACAGGAACATCATTAAAATAATGTTCTTCTTCCGTAATGAACCTTATTCCACCATCCGTGTACATAAAATGAGTAATCTTCTTATCATCAGAAAAAGTACCCTCAATCTTTCCATCAGAGTTCTTATAATACCTAACACAATACAAAACCTTTCTTCTTATGCTCTCATCAAACACCAAAAAAGCTTGCATAGGATTCAAATAAGTTAATCCAATTTTTCCATTTTCATCATTGAAAATAAGTTCAAATCCATGTCCAAATATACTACATATCTTAGACAATTCAGCATTATTATCATCTTGATTATTATAGCTATCCAAGAAGTCTAAGTAATCATTTATCTTTTTGTCTTCATGTGTAGCTTTGATTGGATTACCTATGAAATATCCGTTAAAAGTATCCACAATATACTTAGCAAAGTTTACAGCAAGCCTATTATCTGGCTTATAACTATTTTCTTTTTTAGACTTTAACATAATCGGATACCAAGTTTCATACATATCCTTTAACTTTTTGTAATGAAGCACATTATTTTTATGTCTCATTATGAGTTTATCCAACAACTCTACAGTCATTTCAGATTCTTTTGGAATAACAAACTCTTTATCTATACGATCATCGACTACATTAATAGTCTCTGTAACATGTGTTGTCATTAAATCACCCCCCTAAACAATTGAACGCTAACCTTATCAGATGCAGACTGCAAACTGTATCGTAAAGCATCCATTAAATGGTTATTTTTATCTTCTGGAATATTAGTAAATTTCCCCATAACTTTATCAAATTTATATGAGTAACTATAAAACTCCTCTTTGCAGTTAACTAGAGATGTATCACAAATAATTTTCAAACTTTGTAACTTATCAATCCCCTGATTAACACTGCTCTTACCTTTCCTAGACTTCTTTATTCGAAGACCATAGTCATTATTAAGTTCAGAAATCAATCTGTCCTCAGCGCAGTCGGCAATAATAAGAGATTTAGAATACCCTTTTGTTTTTATCATTCTGGCAATTTCATTGGTGTGCATACCAGTTTCATAATGCTCATCAATCAGATACAAAATCCCATTTTCACTATCAAGCCAAGAAACCACAAGAGCCGTTGGATCATGTGTAAAACCAAAATCTAACCCAACTATTAGCTCGTAATTTTGTTTCGCTAGAAAATCCTTATCTAACGGTCTATACTCTACATTCTCAAAAACAAGACCCTTAGACACTCCCCACTCACCATCACACACAATCTTTGCACGTCTGGGATTAGTTTTATAAAGCTTCTCATATCTTTTTATAGTTTGTTTATCAAGCCATTCATTTATTTTGTATGTCGTAGTTAGAGTAAATACATCATCATCTTTAGCATCAAAAAATTCGTTTTTTAACCAATGATTTTCACTCCATGGATTAAAAGTAAGAATAACCTGCCTGTATGCATTTTTGTCTTCTAAAATGCCCCTCATACCTTCTACAACGGTATCTAGCTTGTCTCTACTCTCTAACTCATAAGCTTCCTCTAACCATAAATGAGTGATAGAGCCTTTCTCTAATTGAATTGAAGTCATTTTCAAAGCGTCATCAAACCCACGAAATAGAATCTTCTGACCAGTAGGAATATACGTTGCTTCCATTGGGCTAACCGTAAATTGCCATAAATTTTGAACTCCTAATCTATTCGTGGCACTCTTTAAACCCACAAACACACTATCCCTCAAAGTATTTTGATACCTTCTAGCAGCAATAACATTCATCCAAGGGTACTTCATCATCTTATAAATAATTTCTATCTGTGTAGTAACGGATTTCTTACTACCCCTACTACCCTTAACAACTTTATAAAATTTTTTACAATTCCAAAACTCGTTATATCCTTGACCAATCAAACTTGAAATACGTACAGCACCCAAGACTAATCCACCTCTTTAATATCATCTATAAAAGTAGGTAAATTAATATCGACCTCTTGTTTTTTGCGGTCTCGCCATTTTTCAGGTTTTCTATTCTTTAACCAAAATATCAACGCCGTAACATTTGGCGGTATCCATTTTTTATTTTTCTTAATTCTTTTTGTCTGCACTCCGTTTGTGTCTGTAATAAATGTTTCTACTTCTTCAACAAAATATCCTATTCCAGCTTTATGCAGTGCTTGTTCTGCCTCACAATCAAACACAACTTTACCTCTTTTTAAGGCGTCACGAATGAGGTCGTACTTGTTTTTCCACTCATACAGCGTTTTTCTGTTAATCCCTATGTTTTCGGCTATTTGCTCATCAGTAAGTCCGTCCATCGCCCACGATTTTAATAATATTAAGTTTTCTTCCTTCAGCCATTCCTGATACTTGCCTTTAGCCACTACATTTCTCCTACATACACACTTTTATTTATGCTAGTTTTATATTTTTATTCTTTTTTCCCTAGCACTTTTAAAACTGTATCTTTTTTGTTTTTATAGTAATTAATCATTTCACCTGCGAAACTCTCTTTTGCTAGTCTGTGTCCTCCGCTAGTGGTTTGTTCTAACCCTTTAAACGGATATGCCGTTCCTATTTGTTTCATTTTTTCTGTCGGCTTAGGTCTTTCTCCGTTTAAGATATGGTTTAAGTTGAACTCATTAGGCTTGAATCCCTCCATGTTTCCACACCCACAACAACACAAACTATCCCCCAGGTTTCTAGTTCTATTCTCTCCCGAATAAAACTTTAACCCATACTTGTGAGCTTCTTGCTTTATTTCTAGTAAATCGTGCTTTATAACTTGAAGTGGATATACATAATCCCCACCAATTTTAATTAAGCCCTCTTTCTTTTTATTGAATTTCATTCCCTCTAAAATTATTCCATATACTCCCGCGTCTTTGATTTTAGGTATATTACCCAAAACTTCATCTTTAACTTCAGTAATATACGGCTGTACTCTAAAAATAACTCTTTTAACGTGCGGTGATATTTTTTTAGCTATGCTTAATCTTTCCTCATACGTTGGACACCCTTGCTCTATTTTGTCATAGCTACTACACACCGCGGATATTTGAACTACGCAATTGCACTTTGATAATATCTCTATGTATTTTTCGTCTTTCAACAAAATACCTTTCGTAGAAATAATAAAAGGGTATTGAGTTTTTGCTAAATACTTCAAACACTCATACGTAATCCCATACTTTTTTTCAACTGGTTGCAGAGGATCGCTCATTCCTCCAATGTGTAAAGGTATATTCCAATCACACCACTGTGTATTCTGATTTCTTTTGCCCTCAACAAAGTTTTTTAAAGCTATTAGTCCTTCATTTGGCTTTATATTTTTAAACATATCTTTGTTTTTGCTAGTAGCAAAACAATACTCACATCTATGACTACACCCACGATACGTGTCAAACCTAATCGGCACATCACACAAATATACTTGACTTCCACAATCAGGCATTATTAATCGCCTCCTCAATTATTCTTTCTACAATTACATCTTTTGTAACCTTTTCAATATATTTCAAAATTATATCTTCATCTTGCTTAGGAAATTCGAAACTCACATTAAAACTATCTGCTTCCCCTTTTGTGCTTGATAAATAATCCATTTCGTCTATATAATCCTCAAACTTCATATCTTCAAAACCTAAACTTGACATATCTATATTCGAAATCTCACTCAATTCACTTTCAAGTAGCTCATAATTCCAAGACGCTAACTCTGAAACTTTATTGTCTGCTAATCTAAAAGCTTTTATTTGTGCTTCACTTAAATCATCTGCAACAATACACGGAACTTCTTCTATTCCTAACTTCTTCGCCGCCTTTAATCTAGTGTGACCATTTATGATTTCATTTTCACTATCTATCACAATTGGCACTTTAAATCCAAAATTCTTTATAGAACTCGCGACTGCATCAACAGCATTTTCGTTGTCTCTCGGATTATTGATGTACGGAATAAGTTCATCAACGTTTTTGTAGACTATGTTTTCAATTTTCTTTTTCATTTTTTCTCCTTTCCACCTCTTTTTATGCAAAACAAAAAGCCGATATTTTTCATATCGACTTTCGGTTAAAATATAAAAATAGAAGGTGAATATATAGCTATCATTAACTATTCCCAATATCATAATATCATAATAAACATATAATTTTGTCTCAATATTTTCGCAATCCCTGTTTTTTTTATCAATCTTCTGCGTATAACAAAAGTCCAAACTCTTCCAACGCCCTATTTGATATCTTGTATAAATTGCCTCGACTGTAGCTGTAATGTCGGCATAGCTTGTTGATATTACATCTTTCTCCATACATTTTAAGTAACAACTCTTTTTCGAATTCTTTCATACCCTCAAAACATTTTTCAACTGCTTTGCAGCTTTGCAACATTATTTTTTTATTTTTCTCAAGCATATCCAGATCACTTATGATATCCAATAGTGAATCTTCGTATCTACTACCGCCGCCAAAATTTGGAGCAACGCTCATGTCAATTCCTTTTACCCTTAACTTTTTGTCTTGCAATTCTCTCATCTTTTCATCAACGGCAAGCAATCCCTCTTTTGTCAAATAATATTTTCTGATTTCCCTTGAGAGTTTATTCCTCGTGTAACTGTTCAATCTGCATCACCTCAAAACCTAATATAATCGTCTGCATTTAGTCCGGTTTCTTCTCTAATCGCTGCAATCATATCATCGAAACTAACGTATTTATTTTCTAAGCAATCTATTTGTTCAGCAAACTCAAACAGGAATTTTTCTAGTCTTTTCTTTCCAAATCCCCACTTATCGCGTAAAACAATAAGTGGCACGTAAGCTATTACCCTCAACGCTTTATCCGTTACATCGTCTTTTATTTCTTCTCTGAACTTGTCAATTCCTTTATTTATTTCTGCGTGGAGCTGCTCCTGCGTAAAATGATATGTTGGTACTTTTGTTTTTATCCCTGCTTTCCTGCGTTCTTTGCGATTCACTATAGATCCTCTTCCTTGACAAAAGTTCCATCAATTGTCTTTCCACGTCTCTTCGAAATCTTCTCATAAGCTAACTGTAAACACTCTACACAATCAATACCAAGTTGATTACACAAAACAATTAATGTCACAAAAATATCACCCATTTCAAGTTGCATATTTTTCCATCTTTCGAATTCTTGCATAGATAAATCTTGTTCAATATTTTCAGCATGTTTGAATGTTTTATATAACTTCCAAATATCCATTTCAGCCTTAAATTCAAAAACTTCTTCAATAAACTTCATAAATTGTTTTTCTGTATTTTCTTCGTGTAATAAGTCTTTATCTTCTGCCCATTGTTCTACGTTTTCTCTTAATTCTTCAAATGCTTTGTCGTTCATTTTATATCTCCTCCCCTAATAGTGACAAAAGTCTGCTTATATCCTCTGGTTTGTGTCCGTCATAAACAGGTGCTTTGTCTAATTCTTTAATGTCAAATAAATCCCAGTATATTAAATCATAGTGATAGCTATATTGTCCTTTAGCTGTATCAATCCCAACTATAAATGAGTCATCAAACATTGTTCCGTCATGGTGTTGTTTTGATTTCCAACTTAAATTTGGATAATTTTTAAGAACCATGTAAGTTAGTATCATTCTGTGGTAGTATAGGTCTCCAAATGTGTGCCACTTATCCGATATGTCTTTAGTTGAAAACCCTTGTTCTTTTCCTTGTAGGATTAATCCGTTTATTTTTCTTGTGAAGTCTTCTTGTGTTTTAAAATTCATCTTATTTCTCCTCCACAATTTTAAATAAATCTTTCTTTGCTTCTTCTGCTTCTTCATCATTCATAAATTCAAACTCATAAGCTTTATATGTTGTGCCATCTACCAATTCAAGAGTTATTACTGAATTTGAGTACACTCTTTTTATATCAGTGTAATTAATTGCTTTCATCTTCCACCTCCATAAACCTCAAATATTTAATTTCATCAGTTGATACACAAGCCGCAAGTCTGCCTTTATCGTCTTCATCAACGAAATCTAAATAACAAAATCCGTCTTCTTCAAACCCAAATGAATTAGCGTCAAACACCCATTCTGTATTATCTTTAAATACAATTTTAATTTTAGTCGTCATCTTCCACCTCAATTAATTTAAATGTCATTCAGAATACCCTCCTAAAAACTTATCTATATCTTTATTAGCTTCAGCAGGAATAATCTTATACGTATATCTTGTTCCATCTCTGAATTCTTTATCTTTTTCTATTAAATATCCTTCTTCATCAATTGTTGCATCTAATTCTCGTTTTCTTCTATAAGCTTCATGTTCATCTGTATAAATTCCACATAAGCTAAGATATTGCCCCCAACCACCAGAGCCACCATCATTTTTTTCAATAACCATGTAAACTTTCATTCTTCCACCTCAATTAATTCATAATCAGCTAAATCAGTATTAAGTTTTATCTTGATTTCTTCAATCTCTTTAAGGGTAAATTCAGTCTGAAAATCATCGTATTTTGTTTTATTGTCTATAAATAAAGCATTTACTTTATTTAAATTATTTAAATTAATGTTCAAATAGCCTTTGCCTTTAGAATCTGAAATACCATTATATGTTAAATACTTATGTCTCAAATAAAACTTCTTTTCCTTATCCTCTCTATCCTCAACAGGTGTATTTGCATACTCAAAACACACTTTATATAATTCATCAACATCATATCCATACAAATAACAAGAATGTCCGTCCGATATCGTACTGATTGCGTATTGACAATTTGTCCATATTTCTACTAAAACTTCATCGTAAAGAGATATAGTAATTAAATCATAATTCGATTTTATGTTAGAATACGGATTTTTATGACGTTCTATATCAAAGCCCAATTTACTAACTTTTTCAATTAATTCTTTAGTTTTTATCATCTTATCTCCCTGAATTCGTATTGTTCATCGTATATTTTTAAAAACATCTTCTTTTTAAGCTTATACACATCAGTTAAAACACCTTTGACATCTTCTACAACTGTTTTTCCACTCTTGTCTACATACATAAAATCTGCCACATACTCAATCTTACGATGTGTATTCCCTTGTTTATCCTTGAATTTATCTTGAAGTAGGAATCTAGGTTGTAGTTCCAGATTCCTAATTTTTTTAGCTTTTTCCAACAACTTTAATTCGCAATACCTCTCCGCTTCACGTTTGCTGTCAAATTTTATACCGTCAACTACAGTCTTTTTCGCTCTATACTTACTGTAACTTTGCATTCTCTTTTTCCTTTTCTTTTCTCATCTTGCTAAAAGCATTTTGCATAGTCTGAAAACTATTATTGAACTGATTATCTTTTTTAATTTCTTCTTGTTGCTTAGGTCTATAGTACGTCTCTTTTTTTCGAAAATTGTTTTTAGGTTTATCTGCAGCAGTCTTTTTCTTGTTCAAAATACCTCTAATATAAGCCAGTGTTCTAATTCCATTCTGTTCAGAAATCTCAATCGCTTCTTTCACCCATTCAAAGCTATATTTTTCCATGTAATCATTTAGTACTTTTGCTGAATATGGAGTGATCAAACCAAAACCACAATTCTGATACAGTTGTATTAATTCTTTTAGTTGTGGATTTTCTAAATTAATTTCTGACTCAACAGCACCCCTAGTGTTATTATTAACATTATTAACATTATTAACATTATTGTTTATGTGCTCTCCTGATGCTTTCCTGATGCTTTCCTGATGCTCTCGTGACGTTTCTGTTGTGTTTTTGCTGATGTCCGTATCTTGATATTTGCTGTAATTTACAATGGTTAGGGCTGTCGCTTTTCGTGGTGCTATTTTTAGCAAAATTTTCTCATCTTTTTCTAAAATTTTTAGAAAATTTTTAACTTTTGTATTCGACCACCCCCACCTATCGCACAATTTTTGCATCGACGTTATACAACACCCTCTACTGATTTGCATTGGTTTACCATCAAAAATAATCGTGTTATCATCATGATTAACCATCAACAACAAATCAATCCAGGCTTGTCCTTTCGAGAATGGCTTTTCTTTCCATAACCAATCATCTTGTATTTTTCGATGAATACTAATCCAACCGTAAGCCATTTACATCACCTAAAATGGTAACTCGCTATCAAATGATTCTTGACCGCTCATACCCAAATCGACTGGATTGCTATATCCTTGATTAGTTGTGCTACTACTGCTATTTGACTCAACGAAATCAAAACTATCTACAACAACATCAGTCGTATAAATTCTTTGTCCTTGTTGATTTTCATAAGATCCAGTTTGAATATGACCCGTAATCGCAATTCTATTTCCCTTGTGGAAATAATTACCTATATTCTCCGCTGTTTTCCCCCAAGCCACACAACTAATAAAATCAGCAGTAGGATATCTGTTGTTTTCTGCCTCTTGTCTTTTCTCTTTACTTAGCTTTCTATTTACCGCTACCACAAACCTCGCATTTGCCATTTGTGTATTCGCCGTATATCTCACTTCTGGGTCTCTTGTTAATCTACCCATCAAACTTACATTATTCATTTATTCCTCCTAACATACCTCTACTGGTACTCCTAGTTTCTTATCTATACTATCTCTTATCAATTTCTCATCGCTATTACCATCACTAAGGTGTAACACATATACTTTTTTTAATCTCGTCATTTTAACGTCTTCTAGTGCCTCTAAAACAGTTTCCAAACTCATATGATTTTTAACAATTCTGTTTCTCAGACTAACATTGATTTCACTTTCGTCTACACGCTCATCTATTAGCTTTTTAACGTAGTTGCACTCTATCATCAGTACATTTATATCCTCAGGTATTTTATACGCCATAAACGCAGTGTCAGTTACAAATAACAAGCTTTCTTTTGTCTTTATATCTTCGATATAATACATCACAGGTTCTTTTGCATCGTGTATTGTTCTTAACGGCTGTATCAAAATGTTCCTTACATATGTTGTCTTATATTTTGTCACAGCCCAATTTTTAAATATCTTTAATCTATGCCCAGTAATTCCCAACGCTTCTGCAGTTCCTTTTGTCATGTAGCAATCAGTTCCAGATTTCAATAAATCCTTAACGGCTTTTGCGTGATCCATATGCTCATGCGTTACTAAACAAAAATCTATGGCAGATACTCTATAATTCAACGCTTTTTGTATCTTCTTAAAAGGTAATCCACATTCAAGTAATATCCTTGTATCGTTTATATTGACCAGGTAGCAGTTTCCGCTACTACCTGAGCCAATTGTCTTAACATCAATCATTTTACGCTCCTAAAATGGTGCTTGATTATTGTTTGTATCTTCAATCTCAGCTTCGATTATTTCTCCAGTTTCTTCGTCTACACTTTCAGGAATTTCTTCAATTTCGATTACTTCTTTATTTGCAAATTCTTTCTTTTCTTCTTCCAGTTCTCTGTCTGTATCTTCAACT